GTAGCATGGGTAATGTAAGAAAAACAGAAGCAGGTGCTAATTTAAAACGATGGTTTAAAGAGAAGTGGGTAGATGTAAGAACAGGCAAACCGTGCGGAAGACAAAAGGGAGAGAGTCGTGCTTACCCTTATTGCCGCCCGTCTAGACGAGTATCATCCAAGACCCCCAAGACGGCCTCGGAATTGTCGGCTTCTGAAAAGCGCAGTCGCTTGGCTCAGAAGAAAAGTTCGAAGAAAGTTGAAAGAGTTACAAGAAAAACGTAATATAAAAAAGAAAGGCGGTAAAAATGTCAAGATGGTTAAGAAACATTAAAGATGGTGAGATTTACGGATGGAATGCAGTTCTAGCCGAAAACCCACTAACTGAAGAAGTTACTGAAGAAGAGGCGTTTCCTGAGAAACATATGCCTAAAAAGCAACGTGGTCGTCCAGCAAAGGTAGATTTGAAAACCGAAGAAATTCCTGATCCAAAAGGTGAAACTCCTCCTGAGTTGGCTGAAGAAGCTAGTAAAGGTTTGGAGCGAGCTAGAAACGATAAAGGACATTATATTTCTGACGACCCAAACACACCAGAAAACGAAGCATGGGTTGAAAAAGAGTGATATTAAACGATGTAATAACAGAGGTAAGACGAATACTGCAAGATACTGTGTCGCCGCAAAGATACAGTGATACTGTGTTGTTAGGTTTTGCAAATCAAGCGTTAAAACGTATTGCTGTTTTGCGGCCTGATTTGTTTGCTATTATTGCTGATATACCTACCACACAGAACGAAGTGGTACAGTCAATGCCTGCTGATTCAATTCGTTTGTTAGAGATTTACTCTGTTAAAAACGGTGACGGTGTTATTGAGACTAATAGAGAGATATTGGATCAATCATTACCGACTTGGATGAATACTGCTGCTGGCCCTGCTATTAATTTTATGCGTCATGTTAGAAACGCAAATAAATTTTTTATATATCCAAAAGCTCCTGCTAACCAAACATTAGTAGGTGAGTATGCACAGACTCCTCCTATATATGATGGCACAACTACAGTTGCTCTACTACCAGATGCTTACTTTCCTGTTGTTATAGATGCTACTGTATTTATAGCTGAGTCTGTAGATAACGAACACGTTAATTCAAATAGAGCACAATTATTCCAAACCTCGTTTACCCAAGCTCTAGGGGTGGCTGCACAAAGCAGAGCTATCACTGATACAGAGCGAGGCGGACTAGATGAGGAGGATGTTGCTTAATGCCTATATACACAAATAGATCATTCTCAGATGTTGTTAATAGACTCTCTCCTAGTGTGCCCGGATGTCCAACGCCTGTTATAGAGCAATACGTTCGTGATGCTGCTATAGAAGCATGTGAGCGTACTCTAGCTTGGCGTTACGAACAGCCTGCTATTAGGTTAGTTACTGGAGCATATGATTATGAGTTTGATACTCCTGATGATGCCGAGGTTCATGCGTTTATAACTGCGACTGTTAATGGTAAAGTTCTTCACCCTGTTACTTTAGAACAGATGTATGATTTATATCCAAAGTGGCCACACCAAGCTTCTAACGAATATGCTGAGCCACGATATGTTACTCAGTTAGACCCAGATAATTTTTCTGTAGCACCAATACCTGATGCGTCTCAAGATTATGATGTGCGTATGATTGTGTGTCTTAAACCGTTAAGAACAGCAACAAAAATGGATAAGAAATTTTTAGATGAATTAGAAAATGTAATAATGCACGGGGCGTTGCAGCATTTGCTAGTGTTGCCTGATAGGACATTTAGTGATAGAGAGCTAGCTTCTTATCATGCAAAACAATTTGCGTATAAATTATCTGAGCGTAGAGCTAGAACCAATTTAGGCGTAGGAAAAGCATCCATGCGGGTGCAAGCACAAAAGTTCGCGTGAGGTAAATTATGGCTGAAACAATAAAAGTAGTACAAGGAGATGAATTACCACAAATCGTTTTGACACTTACGGACGATACTGCCAATTCACCTTTGAATTTATCGTTGTCTTCAACTTCTGTTTTTATAAGATTTAAGAAAAGAGGTACAACTACTACGCTGTCTACAATCTCTACTACAAAGTCTACAGATGGTTCAGATGGTAAAGTTACATTTAATTTTGCAGGTGGTGTGCTTGATGTTGATCCCGGTGAGTATGAGGGTGAGATTGTAGTTAATTACAATGGTACACTCCAAACTGTTTACGATTTACTAAAGTTTAGAGTACGAGCTAAGTCAACCTCTACTTATAGCACTATTAACTACACTGTGACAGTCGCTACTGGTAATCTATATGGCGGCGGATCAGGTAATGTATTTTATATAAATGGTTCTGGTAACCCAGCGTTGTCTTTTACTAGAGGTAACACTTATGTATTTGATCAAAGTAACGCAACTAATACTGGTCATCCAATTGCTTTTAAAGATGCTGTCGGTACTGCTTATACAACAGGTGTTTCTACAGTAGGCACTCCGGGTCAGGCTGGCGCTAAAACAACAATAGTTGTACCTTTGACTGGAGCTTTACCTACCCAATACTATTGTACAGTTCATGGTAATGGTATGGGTAATGTAATAACTTAATGGCTAATACTAGCATATCTATATCTTCTATTGTTATTACTTCGGTTATAAGTGCGTCTGTAGCTGTTTCTTCCGTATCAGCAACTGCTACATACCCAGAAGCCTCTATAGGTGTATCTGTTAGTGGACAGACTATTAATGCTAGTGCTTTTGTAGTGCCTACTACTGTGCTACCAGAACAAATAGTTGCAGTAACTGACGGTGAAAATAGGGCAGACGATGATCAAGTTAATCTTAATATTGATCTAACAAAAGCTGTTGATTCTGCAAAAACAGACGAAGTATTACCTTCCGAAGCCATTGATAAGTTTGATGTTGAAATAGTTAAAGCAGACTCAGTTACTATGGTTGAGTCTCGTGTAAAAGTATTTACTGATTTTATAGATTTTGATCCTTCAGATGACGATGTAGACCCAACACCAGTAACAATAAATGATACCCAAGCATTTGATGTATCAAAAACTTTTAGTGGTACAGATAGTGCGACAGTTTCTGAGTCTACTGCAAAATCAGCTAGTAAGTCTGGAGTTGCGGATAGTGTGTCTGCGTCAGAAGCTATCACTCAGCTGCGTCCGCACAAGAACGTCACAGATACAGCAACAACTTCTGAGGCGATTGATCGCTTTGATGTGACAACAGAGCTGACCGACACAGTGTCAGTTACAGAATCTACAGCTAAGAATTTTACAAAGCCTAATACTGATGATGTAACTGTAGTTCAATCAAACGTAAAAGCATTTACTTCAAACATAGACTTTGATTTGTCGGATGCTGATGTAGACCCTGATCCAGTTACAGCTTCGGAACAAATAAACACTTTTGGTGTTACAAAAGGTTTAACTGATACTGCTAGTGTTGTAGAGGCTACAGCTAAAAATGTCGGTAATAACAGTCTTGCCGATACTGCATCACCAGTAGAAGCAGCAGTTTTTAACGCAACAAAACCTGCTATAGCAGATACACTTACTGCAGTAGAAGGTATAAAGTTAGACCCTGTTGTAAAGCTATCGTCAGCTTCTTCTGGTACACAGACATTTGTTATTACAGTTGTTAGTTCTGGTGGGAATAAGTTTGCAGTCGATGGTGTTACTAACCCAGTTTTAGAGTTATTTAGCGGTATTACTTATACTTTTGATGTTAGCGATAGTAGTAACTCTGGACATCCATTGCGTTTCAAAGATGGTTCTACTTCTTACTCTGACGGAGTTACAGTAAGTGGTACAGCAGGTCAATCAGGTGCGACTGTAACGTTTGCAGTACCTAATGATGCGCCTACGTCAACTTTACTTTATTACTGTACAGTGCATGGTAACGCTATGGGTAACAGTATTTCTGTGCCTAACAGCTTAACTGCAAACCAAGTTCTTGCTGTAGAAGCTGCTGTGTTCAATATACAACAAGCTTTTTCTAATACTGCATCAGTTACAGAAAGTATAAATACTACGCTACAACTCGGTGATTCAGAGTTTATGTATCCTGATCAAGTAATTATGCTTGCTACTGATACAAACCCTACAAGTATCCGTGGTTATCATAGAGGATTAAATGAAGGCATAACTGGAGTAGGAAATAGTTTTGTACAAGATGCGTTTAGATTCAGGATAACAGACTTTACAGGTATTTTAGGTCAAGATGACAGTTTGCTTAACTCTACACCAATACATCAAGATACACAGGATGGGATTGGAAGAGCCACACATACTGGAGTTATTGGTTCTGCAGGCTTAATTGGACAACTGCGTATAAATGGACAAACTATAACCTACGGAAGCGGACAGGAACTTATTGTAGAGAATGCTGGACTAATAGTTAATTTCATATATACTGATACAGACGATACTGAACTAGGTGGTCATTTCTTAAATGAGACACCGCTTTGTGCAGGACGGCACATTTAAAAAAGGAGATGGGTATGATAAATGACACTATCAAAGTAACAGGTGAATTAAAGATTACTGTTACAAAACCTGACGGTAACGTACATGAAACGGTTGTACCTAACATTGTTGTTACTGATGGTAAAGAATACATTGCGTCACGAATGAAAGACGCATCAGCTACAGCTATGAGTCATATGGCTATCGGTACTGGCAGCACTGCTGCAGCCGCTGGTGATGCAGCTCTAGGAAACGAAGCTGGTCGAGTTGCTCTTACATCAACTACTGTGACAAGTAATGCTGTTGCCTATGTTGCAACATTTGCTGCTGGTACAGGAACAGGTGCAATTACGGAAGCTGGAATATTTAACGCATCTTCAAGTGGTACACTTTTGTGTAGAACTGTTTTCTCAGTAATTAACAAAGGGGCTGCAGATACACTAGGTATTACTTGGACTGTTACTGTAAACTAAGGAGTAGGCTATGAGTGTAAAATTCTCAAACAATGGACACTCTACCTTGGCTGCTAGTTTAACTTCTAGTGGTACAAGCATAACTGTTGCAAGTGGACATGGCGCTCGTTTTCCATCCCTTTCGAGTGGCGAGTATTTTTATGCTACATTAATTGATGCTTCAAACAATCTTGAAATTGTTAAAGTAACAGCCAGATCGTCCGATGTTCTTACAGTAACTCGTGCTCAAGAAGGTACAACAGCAAGAGCGTATGCTATTGGTGATCGAATAGAACTTCGTGTAACAGCACAAGGACTTAGCGACCTTATTGGTACTGTTGATCTTACTAACCTTAGTGCGTCTAGTTTAACGTCAGGAACTCTTGCTGCTGCTCGTATTGCTGATGATTCAATACCTACTGCAAAATTAAACGATGGCCCATTTAATATTGTAAGAGAAAATGTAACCCTTCTTAGTGGTTTTAATACACATTCTTCTTCTACAAGAATTGTTCATCGTGATATGTCTGCTGAGCTAAATAGCAAAACTATAGGATTGTATGTAACCGTAGAATTTCAGTACAATGCTCCTGCTAATTATCACGGATACTGTACTGGGTATTATGTGCAAGATGGTAAAGGTGCAACGGCTCAAGGACGTTTTAGTGCAGCTCATTATGATTGGTATTATAACAAGTTTGAAACTCCAATTTTTATACCGTGGGATGGTGGTGCGTCCAACCAATATTTAGATTTCTATACAACAAGTACGCATTTTAGTCACAGCGGTAATACTTACAGTTTTTATTATAGAGGGAGGATAGATCGTGCCTGATAATAAGTATGATAAATTTGCGGTTGCTTTCCTTAACAGCACTATAGGTGATGGTAGTGTTACTGGCGCATTTGTTTTCAATGGTGATCCTATTTATGACAATCTAGAGTGGATTACTAAAGACTATAAAAAACCTACTAAAGAAGAGTTTGAGGCAGGAGTAGATGCGCTTGTGGCTGCAGAGCCTATGACGTTTCTACGACAGGTGCGCGATGGTATGCTAAAAGCAACTGACTACTGGGCATTTGAAGATACACCGACTATGACTGATGAGCAAAAAAAGTATAGACAAGATTTGCGAGATATCACGAAGTCAGCCACATCACTTGATGATGTAAAATGGCCAACTAAACCGGAGTAGCGATATGGGAGTTAAAGTAACAAACAACGCATTTGGAACTCTATCAGCTAGTATTACTAACTCCGCTACTACTATTGTTCTTGATAGTGGACAAGGTGCACGGTTTCCTACACTAGGCTCTGGCGATTTTTTCTTTGGTACAATTATTGATACTTCAAACAATCTTGAAATTGTAAAAGTTACTGCACGTTCTACAGATTCTATGACTGTGGTTCGTGCTCAAGACAATACTACAGCTCGTGCTTTTGCTATTGGTGACAGGTTTGAACTTAGACCTACCGCTGCTTTGTTTGACCAAATGTTAACGGATATATCTAATGCTGGTGTAGCAGGGATAACTTCAAGTGCTAATGCTACGGCTATGACAATAGATAGTTCTGAGCGAGTTGCTATAGGTACAACATCTCCGCAAGTATCACCTTTAACAGTGCATACAAAAGATCAAGTTCATGAAGGGATAATGATTACATCCCATGATTCTGGAACTAACCCAACAACCAATGATTATTTAGGCGGTATTGGTTGGAGTGGCATAAATGATGGTGCGAATAGTTTATCAGCAGCGGAAGCAAAAATCGTTGCAACAGCAGCCGAAGACCACTCTGGTTCAGTAGCTGGAACAGACCTTGATTTT